CTACTTCAAACGGTACCTTCAAATTTGGTACACAATTAGACATGATGTCAACAATCTTGTTCGCTTGACTTTCGTCCTCAATACTGAAACATAACTCATCGTGCACCGTGAGCATAGGTAGTAGCCCCTCATTTGCACAATCGACCATTGCCTTCTTTGTTTGGTCAGCACTTGACCCCTGAATTAGTTTGTTCAGTGCCTTATATGTGAACGCACGGCGGATCATGCCCTTACCACCGTATTCCTTTGCCGCTTCTTCCAAAGGCAGAGGCTTGTTGTAGCCGTATGACTTTGGTTCCCACATATTGAAGCGACACTTTCTGCCTAACCAAGTGCGAATCACACCATGTTCTTCCGCCTGCATTGCAGCTCGGTCCGCGATCCCCTTCACGAAGGGCACGTTTTCATGATACTTAGCAAGCAAAGCCTTGGCTTCATCCTCGTTGATGTCTAAAACTGTTGCCAATTTACCACGCCCCATACCATACATGATCCCGAGGTTCACGGTCTTAGCCTCTTTACGGGAAATTCCTGCTAAGTCTGCAACCATTTGGTGAAAGTCTGCGTCACCGTCACGGTACATTTGCACCACATCCTCAATCGCAGGGTGCGCTGGCTTCATGCTAGCGCAATAATGTGCCAACCAACGAGGCTCTTGTGACGCATAGTCAAACGATCCCCACTTAGTTCCCTCTTCAGGAATGAACAAGCCACGGATCATTGCCTTGATTTCCGGATCACGAGCTGGTATTTGTTGTAGGTTCGGGTTGCTAGAAGAGAATCTTCCCGTCACCGTACCTCCGTCATCGGACCTTAACTGATTGAAATCACAATGGATTCTGCCGTTATGCGAATGCTCAAGTATTGTCTCAATAAATGTCGTGTTGGCTTTGTTGTACTCACGAAGCTTTACAATCTTCTGAGCAAGAGGATGTTCGTGAGTCGTAAGAAACTGTTTTGTGAAGCTCGGCACGTTGGACTTCTCTGTCGTAGGGTACGACAGCCCCATTGCGTCGAAAGCTTTTGCTATCGATGTGGCAACCCATGGCTCAATCGAAACCCCGGTTTCATCCTTGACTTCTTTAAGTAGGTTCTTCTCTCTTTTTTCAAGGTCCTTACGCACTACATCGGCTCGATCCACATCAACACGCACACCCCGTGTCTTCATCTCAAACAGAACAGGAATGAGTGACGCTTCAAGGTTGAAGATAGCCTCACATTCTTCTGCCCTCAGTTCGCCCTCAAACCTCTGCCACAGGCGCAAGGTCAAAGCTGCGTCCTGCTCGGCGTATTCACCGACAATATCGGCTGGCAGCCGCCACATATCTGCCTTCGGATCTACACCCATCTGATTGGCAAATGCTGTCATGTTGCGTTCGTTCTTGTACTCCTTGAGGTAGTGACCACCAAGTGCGTTCAAGCTGTATGACCAGCGGTTCTCGTCCAGTAGAGGCGCGGCTATCATGGTATCGATGATCCGTCCTTGGACCTCGATCCCCTCTGCTCGTAGCCAGCCCAGATCATACAGGGCGTTGTGAAATACTTTTGGTACATCAGGCGTAGCCATCTGCTTGGCAAGCCAGCGCAGCGTGGCCTTCTCCGGCAGGTTCCCACCACCTTCATGGCGGATAGGATAGTAGGCACTGTAGTCACCGTTCGAGATGGCAATACCAATGACGTACCCGTCTTTCCGCGTCCAACCCGGTCCAAGAGTTTTGATGTTGGGGTCTCTGGTTTCCAAGTCGACAGCAAGATACTTACTTGCTGATAGATCCGGATACCCAGACGGCGGCGTCCAGTTGCCTGCTGTTGCATCGCCCCAGCCACCGCGACCAGCGAACTGCATCATATGGTATTGATCTTCATGCAGGTCCTTCTTAGCTTTCGTCGCTGACAATTTCGCCTCCTAATGCTGCATAACCAATGATGTCTGTCCATGAGTCCTTCTTGCTGATGTCCTCTGCCAGACGCGCTAGCTTCAAACCAACCATGCAAGCAACCACTTCCTCTGGGGTAATGTCTGCATTCAGTTTCTTCTGAAGCATAATAGTCCAGATGTCTGCGATGCGCTGATGGTTCAGCTTCGCTGGTCCGTACTCCTTGGCCCTCGGTCCGTTGATTAGTTTCTCTGCTTCGGTTAGAAAGTCTTCTCTTGTTTTCATAGTGCAAATCCATATTTTGTTTGGGGTTCAATGACGTGCAGAGCCTTCTTCGCTCTGGTAGCGCCGACGTAAAAAGTTCTGACCTCGGAATCTTGGTCCAGACCTTCGGTAAAAATACGATTGGAGTCTAGCAGGAGAGCGACGTTATCCGCCTCGCCACCCTTGGCTTTGTGTATCGTCGATATCTTGATCCGTGGCTTCGCCGTCAGAATCCTGTCGCCCCGGCGTCTCACCGCTTCGATATAGATCCTCTCGTTGTCCGTCACATTGATCGCTTTGTGCCAAGGCGTCTTTGGCGTAACGCTCATCTCGCATCTTTCGCAGATGTCCGTTAGATTGTAGGTAAATTCTGGGTCCAGACTTTCGAGTATCTTTCTGCCAGCTTTGGTAATAGTTCCTTTGGCTAGCAGCTTGGAGAAGTTCTTCAATTCCGTTGCGGAGAGATACTGATTTTTGCATAGTCTTAGCCAAACCTCGATTCCATGTAGTACGTTGGGGGAAATCGACCAGCCAGAACCACGCCCTTCATGCCAGAAGAGATAGCCTTCGTCTTTGAGATCATTCGCAATGCGGTTGGCAATAAAGTTTGTTCGTGCAAGGATTAGCCACTCACCAGTTCTGAGGTCTAGATCCATGATATCACGATGCCACACTACTGTTCCAGTGTGATCTGTTGGTTGCCACACTTTTTTCTGCCGCACTGCTAGGCGATTAACTAGACCATCCACTATGTCATGGACTGACGTAGGAATCCTGTATGACTGCTGCAATATTCTTCTATCTTCCGATGCTGTCAAAAAGTTTTTGACGTCAACACCCATCCAAGAATAGATGCATTGATCATCATCACCTGCAAAATATACACGCTTTGAGTTAGGCTTCAGCACCTCATGCACCATACGCCACTGCAACGGAGCGAGATCCTGTGCTTCGTCAACGATCAGGACATCAAACTTTGGGCAGTCTTTCTGTGCCGTGAACTGTTCAATCATGTCCACGAAGTCCAGCTTCCGCTCAATTTTCTTGTAGTCTTCAATAGCCTGATGCACCACCTTGGCTTGCTGATAGCTGAGATTCCAATCGGCAGAGTCACTGAACTCTTTCTCAAGTGGCACCTCTCTGATCCTTGCCTTCTGTATCATACCAAGGTAGGCATCACCGGAACGACCAACAGCATACAGTGTACCGTCTTCCATTTTCACGGATGAGTTTGCTTTGAACTCAAGACCGAGCAACTTACCTAGCTCCGTGTAGTCCGAACCTTTGAGCACAGCCTTTGATTGCAGAGCCAAGCACTGAAAGGCTAGAGAATGCAAAGTCCTGAACCACGGTAGCTGACTTGCTTCCAAGCCCAGCTTCTCTGAAGCTCTGGTCCGTGCTTCTTCTGCCGCCTTCCGGCTAAACGAAACAAACGCAATACGATCCGGGGGAGTGCCACGTTCTAGCTCTTCCTTCACGATGTTGATAAGTGTTGTGGTCTTGCCCGTACCCGGAGGACCAAAGATAGTTAGTGGTTCCATTAGAAGGGCACCTCCTGTTCGCGGATCTCGATACTCGGAACTTCGACCTCTTCCATAAACTCTGGAACCCACCACACACGGAAGTTTTTCCATTCACCTTTTGTGGTTTTGAATTTCTTCATAGCATTGGCGGTGCCGTCAGGGTTCAGTTCTTTTAGGCGTTCCTGTATCTGCCCACGGTTGTAGGCTTCAAACTTCTGGTTGCGTAAGTACTTAATCAACCCCTCAAGCTTGAAGTATACCTTTCCTTCTTCTGTAAAAGGTTTACCAAGAGATATCTCTTCCGGCGACTGAGCTTGTACCCTACCTGTGCAGAACGCTTCGAGGTGAGAAACAAACTGACCTTTGTATGTTAGCTCTTCCGGTACTTCGATCTCGCTCATGTCCTGCATCATAGCCGATACAAGCATCTGCCAATCACCCATCTTCATGATTGGTGGCATTGTGTGGACTTGTTCCATTACAGCTTTCTGAAAACGATGAGGGTTTTGCAACTCCTCTGTTCCGAGTTCAACTCTTCTACCGCCTACATCACAGAACCAAAGCGGTGGCTCAGACTTTACGACAGACAAGCCGCTAATGCTGACCTCGGCTACAGCTCCGCCGCCAATGCCGCAAGACTTAGTCCGGCACAGGGCTTTGTTGCAGAAGGACTTCAACGGTTCTTGTTCACACGGGAAGCCATAGTCTTTTTTCTCATGCTGTTTCTGAAGGGTGACAATCTCACTGGCAGGAAGAGGTGGGTTACACATCCGCATATTCAAAGTTTCAACACGGTTCTTCCAATCCTCTGGCTGTTCTTTCTTGGCGGCAACACAAGTACCAAACATGGTTGTGTTCCTTCCACCTTCTGGCAAACCTTGAGAGAACATCGTGGCTAAACACGGAGGCCACTCAGCAAATTCATCAAGTTGTTTTCCTAACTTGAGTTTCGCAAAAGTTTCCCCGTCTGTCTTTACTTGGTCAACCATGTCCAGAAATTCTTCTAGTGTGGCTTCACTGCCATCTTCTTTGATGGCATAGCGCATGGTCTGTTCGTGGTCAAAGTATGGCATGTTGATAAAGTTGCCAACATCACCGCGCTCGACAAGGATCTGTTCCTGCTTGGGAAATACTTCGCAGCCGCCGTAGCCTAGGAAGGCAGAGATCTCACCTGCCTTGTCCCGGAACTCCCCGGCACTAATCCATTCTGAAAAGAAGAAGAAGACATGAGCACCACCCGACTTTGACCGACAGACGATGGCAGGGATGTTGTCCTGCCGCAAACGCTTGTCGATCATAGCCAAGTCGAGCGGATACTTGTCGATGTCCAACGCACCGAACTTACATTTGTTCTCTTCATTAATTGGGATAGATCCTACCCCATGTGTTCCTGCTAAATGACCCTCAATGAGATCAAGGGTCAGTGGCTTTCTTACGATGAACGACTTTGCCTTTTGCTTTCCGGCTCTACGTTCTTCCGATATTTGTGTCTGTCCATGTGCTGCACTAAAGCCCTCAAATGCAGCCATGAACCGTTGCGCTAAGTTCATAGCTCTCTCCTAGTTATATAATGCAGGGGGTGACTGTCCAGCATACACACGGGAAAGGAGACCGTAGGCGGGACCGGACAGCCTCACTGCTGCCCCCTGATCAACAGATTAACGCCCCGCCCAATTAGAAGGGCACATCGTCTGAGACAGATGACTGAGTGTCATGTATCTCATCAGCTGTACCAGCTGCTGTCTTAACCTCACCAGCCTTGAAGGACTGGAAGAAAGCCTTCGCTTCTGCAAACGCAGACTGCGGAACTTCTGTTGGTTGCACATTCTCGACAGCAAAATTATACCATGTACCTTTGTCGTTTGACTCAGACACAACACTGAGACGCCACGCTGTACCCCACATTGGTGGAGAGAATGGACCCTTTGGACCATTGTAACGTACCATCTTCATCTGCGTGTTCCAGCGACGAGATACTTTGAGTTGAGTCTTCTTCATGTCACAGATCGCTTGCTGGCTGATGCCAGTTTCTGGATCTACAATCATGACCAAGTGTTGTGCTGAACGCACTAGCTCGTTGCCAGAAGGCAGGATCTCTGCCGCACCCTCACGGTGTGTGTTCGCAACGTCTGGGTCATTCGGGTTCAGTTCACCCATGAAGCCACCGCCTGATGTACGCAAGCCGAACTCGAGATACTTAACAGTGTATCCACAGGGTATTACAATGCACCCCTGTTCTCCGTCCCAAGTCTGACCAGTTAC